GCGGCCGTGCGGGAAGTTTTAGTCAGGACTTTTCCGCCCCTTCGTATGACTATGATGCTACTGGCCCGTTCGCAGAAGGTGGCCGTGTTGGCCTGCAGATGGGCGGAACCGCTCCGCAGGCTGCACCAGCAGGCTTCGTAGAGCGTCCGCCATCACAGGTATCCGAAGCGGCCACTGTGGCTGACGACAAGCCTATGAGCGTCCCAGAGGGCACGTTTGTCATCAACGCTGCAGCCGTCGAGTTTGCTGGTGAGGGTGACATCGCCAAGATGCTCAACGACGCCTACAAAAAAGCGGGCAAGAAGGGTTCAGCAGCACCATCAAAGGAACAAGTTGATGTGGCCGTATCTCGCGGCGAAGTAATCGTGCCACCACACATCGCCAAGATCATTGGCTATGATCGCCTCGAAAAGATCAACAATCGCGGCAAGAAAGAAACGAAGCAACGTATCAAAGAGAATGGGCAAGGTCGTAGGGGTGCTGCAGGGGGTGGATTCCTCGCCGAAAAAAAGTTCGCAAACGGCGGTGAAATCTACGAAGATCGTATCATTATGATGGAAGTCCGTCGTAAGATGGACGAACTTTTAAAGAACTTGCCCGATGATGTAAAAGTCACCTCTAAATATTACGGAGACGATTATCCCGCAACAGAGGAATTTTACAAAGAGTTTGCCAGACTAAATGATGTCGATCCGGATCAGGCTATTTTTACGTTGCGGCCTTTTTCAGCAGGGGAGGAGTTAATAAACGCACCTCAAACTCCGACACTCATCAATCTCTATGCACTAGCCGAAGAGATCGCACACCTAGAGTCTAATAAATACGCTATACCTGAACCTACTACTTCACAAATTATCAGGGCGGACAGACGTACAGGATTTGATCAAGAACCCGGAAGTGATGCGTTTATGCGTAAGCAGTACGGTCAATACGAAGAGGGTGGATATGAAACTTTAGAGGAGTTTAGTCCCGAAGATATCGAAGGATATAAAGCGGTTTTTGGCTACGACCCTACAACCAAAAGAAATGTTTTTGACTACCCAGAATACTACGCAATGGAAAGACAGTACGCCGAAGAAATGAGAGCAAAGAAATTTGCTTTCGATGCAGTCTTCGGAGCGATGAAAAAAGAGGGCATCAAAGATACTAAATTAGGTAAAACTATACAGTTTACAGAGGATACGTACGGCACTGAGTTTGCACGATACATTTTGCAAACGGCGAGTCCAACTATACAAAAAGGCATATTTGCAAAGTATCCTGAACTCCGAGAAAGATACTTCGATGACAGGGGTCGGTTTATCAATAGAAAAATAATGCCTGACGAAGACTTTAGAATGGCTATGAGCGCAGAAAACGCGATTATGGCCGAGCGTACTCAAAAAGAATTTGAAGCGAGTCCGGATAATAGAGGATTCCTCGACAAATTCTTGGGCATACCGCGAAAGTCCACTTACGTTCAAGGTTATGGGCGGGTGGAGTTCGACGACCCGCGCGCCCCTAAGTCTATGCGAACGGGGGGCAAAGTATCTACAACGCGGCCCACGCCGAGTCCGGTTCGTCAGCAAAAAGCAGCACGTCAAGAAGCCGAACGTTTTGCAGACCTAGAACTCCGCGCAGACCTCGAAGAATTTATACGCGACGACCAACTAGCACGACTCGGATGGAGCTTATATACGTCAGGTGAGTTGAAGGTTGTAGGTATACCCACCCCGTTTGATTACACAAGAGTAACTAAGGGTGAGGGTGAAGACGCACGAGAAACCGTAAAAGATGAAGAAGCCTACAGGTTTGGTGGAGTACACTATCCTATTCCCGGACGAGATACGAAGCCAATGTTCGGGTTCGGTGACAGAAGGCAGAGATATCGATCCTCTGATGAACCTAATCGTATCATTCGAAGGCACATGGATAGGGTAGGAATCAAACCTAGCTCAGAAATACCGATGGCAGCGTACTTTGCAGAAGGAATGTACATTCCTAGAAAAGGCCGAACAGACCAAGAAATATACATGTCGGACAAGTCTTCAGTTATGCTCACGTTAGCGCACGAGTTACGACACGCTGCCTTAAATCATCTGGTATATGAATACGGCGCTCCTGAACTAACAGGTAGCAGAGAAGAGCGCATTATGGATTATTTCGATCAGACAAACCGCAAGCAAGCCTCTGAAAATAATAGGCTCGTTTCTGCAGTATCTCCTTACAAAGTAGTGGCAGAGAGAGGAAAGTCTGCTGTCGATCTTACGATATATAAAAAAGAAGCAGAACTCTACAACGAGTTAGCTTCAGAGGTGTTGAAGCTGCGAGGTGTTCCTCTCAAAGCTAAACCCGAAGAAAAGGGATGGTTACAAAAAACCATAGACACACTCTTTAATTAATTCGCTGGCTACCCGCTAACAACGGCCCCAGCACAACCGGAGCGGCTACCTACACGCCAAAGTAGCCCCGCTATCAAGAGGTAATAAAATGGCAAAAGCAAGAGGCCACCGTGCCAACAAACCTAACGACTCATTCGGAACAATCAACAATGATTCGTTATATCGTGGAAAGCACCGCGAAGATGTCTACAAGGATGACGACGAAGACAACGAAGCGGAAGAGACTGTAGAAGCACAAGACGCGGACCCCGAAGAGGCTACTCCGCAAGAAGCAAACAGTTTCGTAGAACAAAAACAAGAAGCGGAACACGATTACAAGAAACGATACGACGACTTGAAGCGTCACTACGATACAAAAGTAAATGAGTTCAAGCAGGAAATCGCGGAACTAAAAACGGCTATGCAATCTCCTCAAGCACAGATGCCAAAGGGGGTAGCAATGCCAAAAACTCCAGAAGAACTGCAAGCATTCAAAGAACAGTATCCAGAGGTGTTCGAAGTCGTACAGACCGTTTCATCTTATCAGGCTGAATCACAGGTTGCCGAACTCCGGGAGGAACTAGGCACCATCAAAGAGCGTGAAAAGGAACTCGAAAAGCAGAAGGCTTACCAGCAACTGCTCAATCATCATCCGGACTTCGATGAAATCAAGTCGGACGAAAAGTTTCTTTCGTGGCTCGAAGAACAGCCTGAGTCGATCTCAGATGGCATCTACAAAAACAATACGGATGCTAAATGGGCGGCACGGGTCATAGACCTCTACAAGGCTGATACGAATGTACCGGCAAAAAAGAAGAAGACCACAAAACCTTCTGCGGCAGACGCAGTTACCAAGACCTCTGCGAGGGAAGTAGCTACGGCTAAAGTCGAAGGCAAAGTGTGGAAAGCTTCTGAAATCCGTAGTCTCAAGCCGTGGGAGTTCGAGAAACTCGAAGAGGAACTCGACGCCGCACGTCAAGAGGGACGGATCGACCCTAACAACTAACCTTAACCTCAAGAAGGAAGGAAAGAACCAATGGCATTTGGTAGTGCTGCAGGTTACGGAAACCTGCCTTCCGGTAATTTTGCACCGGAAATTTTCAGCCAAAAGGTTCTCAAGTTCTTCCGTCGTGCTTCGGTTGTAGAAGATATTACTAACACCGACTACGCGGGCGAAATTGAAAACTTCGGCGACACGGTTCGCATCATCAAAGAACCAACAGTCACTGTCTCATCGTATACGCGGGGTTCCGTTGTAAACGCACAAGACTTGGCTGACGATCAAATCACGATGGTCGTTGACAATGCAAACGCTTTTGCATTCAAGATCGACGACATCGAAGAGCGGCACTCGCACGTAAACTTCGAAGCACTTGCTACCTCATCAGGCGCATTTGCCTTGAAGCGTAACTACGACGCGAACGTCCTGCAAGCTATCTCTGATGGCGCAGGCATTGCAGGTGCTGACGACGCATCCCTCTCTGGCGGTCTTACGACTACTAACTCCGCTCTGGGTACTGCGGCTGCTCCTATCAACGTGGAAACTGACGACGCAGGCATCAACCTGATGCTGCTGATGGCACGTACACTGGACGACCAGTCTGTGCCGGAGGAGAATCGTTGGTTTGTAGCGCCTCCGATCTTCTACGAGAAGATGTTCCAAGCCGGTAATAAAATGGCTGAAGTACAGGTAACCGGCGATGCTACTTCACCACTGCGTAACGGTCTTGCTATTCCGGGTACCCTCGCAGGTTTCCGGTGCTACAAGTCCACCGCACTCAACTCGACAGCCGGTACCGATCAGGTAACCCTGTCTGGTGTGGCAACTGATGCCTCTGAGAATATCATTCTCGCTGGTCATATGTCGTCCACCTCTACTGCTTCGCACATCGCTAAGACCGAAGTGGTTCGTTCAACTGAATCGTTCTCTGACGTTATTCGTGGTCTACACGTTTTTGGTCGCAAAGTTCTGCGTCCGGAAGCTGTCGTTCGCGGCGTCATTGACTTTGCGTAAGGGGAGATATATAAATGGCTACTTATGATCGTACCATTACCGGCGGGGGAACCGTTGGTCACCCCGGTAATATGCCCCGTCCGTACATCGTCACCTCTCCGGTCTACGACGCGGTTGATAACACCTCGCTTGCTGGTGCTGACATTGTCAAGCTAATCGATCTGCCTGCAGACACGATGGTGATTGGCGGCTGTATTGAAGTCCTTGAGGCTTCGGGCAACGCTCAAGTGACGCTCGACGTAGGCACCAGCGATGATGTTGACGCCTTCGTTGACGGTGGCGCAAGTAACGCTGCCGCAATCCTTCAGTTCAACCTGAAGGCTACGGCAAACAACATGGTCACTTCCGCTGACTCTGTTCAGGTGACTGTGCTTGACGCCGGATCGTCCGGTACGACTGCACTGCGTTTCCGTGTACACGCCGTCCTGTGCGACGTGTCGCAGAACCCTGTTGAGTCTGCTACGGTTTCGACCGGCACCTAACAAACTTTGTCAGGGGGGCGTGTTGCCCCCTTGACTACCTTTCTTTTATGTGATAAAAGCAGGAATCCCCTGCCGGGGTAAACTCCCAGAGGAGCATTCCTGATGAATTATATAACGAGTAACATTCCGTATTTCAAAGCGTGGGTACGACGGGAATACACCACAGGTCACGATAGATACCACGGTGAATTCTTACACGCAATGGTGATCGGGGTAACTACCCTGCCTATGCGTACCCTGTCATTCCAAGTCTTGTTTACGGGGTGCGACGAAGAAGAAAACGTACACGGCGGAGCGATGTGGGCACGTATGCCCCTCACAGCCCTAGTAGGGGACACACCCTTCGATGAATGGCCTGAACCTATTCCTACTTATCTGGCACAGCCGTGGGACTGTCAGTCACATCACCACTCAGTATTTGTACTCAACAGAGGTACACCCTGCCCGTGGTTGGCAAAGATAGACGGAGAGTTTTATCCGGCTAAATACTACTTCACTGTAGACTACACAGACACTGAAGTAGCGGACGATCCAGCGCAGCACAAGCAGAGTCACGTACTCGAACTCATGGATGCTGGCAAGTGGACAGGCAACATCGTTGCCCTACCAAACAACAGAGTACGAGTAACGAACCCGGCGTGGTTTGTAACGGGCGATGGCCCACCGGATTTCACTCCTAGTCAGTGGGTCCATCATTCAAAGCAAGACCCGAACTATGTCAGCGATACGGCACGGGTATTCGATAACCTCTACGCGGAGAGCGATTATGAAGAAGATGATGAAGAGTAAAGGCATGAAGCGCGGCGGCAAGACCAAAGCTAAAGGTATGGCAAAAGGTGGTATGCGCGGTGGCCGGAAGATGATGATGAAGAAGGGCGGTCGTGCTGCCATGAAGTCAAAGGGCTACGCAAAAGGCGGTGCAGCAGGTGGCAAGAAAAAGAAACCTGCAATGACCCTCGCCTCTATTCGTGCTGCTGCCAAAGCAAAAGGCTACAAGCTCGTAAAGGCATAGGCTGATGGCGAAACGTCCCGGACTATATGCCAACATTGCAGCCAAGCGTCGTCGTATTAAAGCCGG